AGCAGCCTCTTGTGCTTTTTTTGCTTGATATGTTCTTGAAACACTACCTATTTGAGCAGAGAAGTTGTCTAATGTCTGAGCTAAAGCAGCCCATGAGTTAGCTTCACTCATATCAGCCTGTTGTACTTGCCTTAATACTGTTCTTTTATATTCAGGTAATGCCATTATGTATTCCAAGTATTGGCTGCACTTGTTAAGCCAGTTAACATAGAGCCTTTTGCTTTAATTCTTCCAATCTTTCTAGCAGACGCTGCTTCGTTATTGAATGTACGTATTTGTTGTCTTGTATTAATCAGGTCAGCACCTTGGTCTAACGTAAACATATCGTATGACCTGTCAGCTACAACAGTGGGCGAACCTGTTGCTGGGTCTATACCAGCAGCTGCCCAATAAGCCCTTTGTGCTGCTCTTACTTTTCTTAACTCTATTAAGCGTTCCAATTCTCTATCTTTAGCTGCACTTTCTGCACTTTCTGCTTGTGCTTCTTTAGATTCTGCTGCTGCCTCACCTGATGCTATATGTGCATCTGCTGCTGCTTTAGAAGCTGCTATTTGTGCTGCTACTGCAATTAATGCTGCCATTATCCTGTTACCTGTAGTTCAACTGTAAGGCCCAACAAAGTCAAAGGCAGTGGGTCAGTCTGTGTTACTGTGACTTGTGCTGTCTTTGAATAGCCTAATATTGGGAGAGATTTAATTCCTGTAAACGATTCTGGTGCTTGTCCTAAAACATTAGCTCCAAAGCTTTTGGTTGGTACAGCCTTGCCATTAATCTTTAATCCACTTGATTCATGGAGCTGGGCTGAGACTCTTGAAATTCTTCTTTTCTTTGTACTGATTGGCCCACTCTGTAAAGTTAAAGCGGCTGGCATTGTCTTAATTGTTACGTCATAGTTCAAACCAACTTCAATATTTGTTGCTGCCCTACTTAGTGTGATAGAACCACTAGAAGGTGTAGCGTCAGCCATGATTGCTGAGTCAGCTCGCACACGACAAGCTTGACCATTAAGATGTGATAAGCCTGAAACTGCTGTTGATGATGATTGTGTTACTTGAATAGAAGCATCTGTGTAATAGCTATTGTCTAATGCCTCAACGTGATAAACAGTTGAACTATTAATCGTTCTTTTAACGTACAGGTAAACAATATCTTCTACAACTGCAACATCTAGAATATCTCCAGACGTTGTGTACTTTGTCCAAGCCATAACTTTCTCAGCTCGGTTAGTAATAAAGACTCCCATAGAGCCATCACCATTAACAACGTATAGATAGTTTCCTTCGTTATCTACATCTCCTGTTTGACTAGCCATAGCTACTGGGGCATTGGTTATGTGAGGGGCAAGCAAGTTCACCTCAGAGGAGACATAAGACGCTTCAGTGTATGTGAATATAAACTCACGCACTTGCTTACCGTTCCTTTGTATAAACATGGTCGCACCATCTACGTTAATTGGCTTGACCTTTTGTAAAACTCCAAATCTAGTTTGTCTTGATATGCGAACTGCTGATGGTTTGATTGGTGACTCTGGAATGTAGAATTCACCACCTGATGTAAAGACTTGTAAGTGCCTACCTGAAATAATATGATGTATCGCATTAACGCTGTCAGTATCAAGCGTGATGTCTACTGACTCATCATCACCACCTATACCTCTATCAAAGTTAAAGAAATCACCAATAACGCTACCCCATAATGTTTGAGGTCTAGCTGTAGAGTTACCCATCCATAACCTTGATTCATGGAAAGTTACTGTTTGTGGATAACCATGGGTTGCTGACCATACAGGCTCTTCTAAACTAACGTCTGTTCCATCTAATGTATTGTTATTTGTAAACTCTTTTAATAGTTCACCAGTAAGTGTTCGTGAGCCAGTATTGACTGATTCAATTCTTATTACACCATCATTACCTTCAAATATGCCACCTACATGGTCTGAGGTTATCTTTGAAGCTGTGTTACACGTTACAGTAACGTCTGAGCCTACTGAGTTCCAATTGCTGCCTATAGCAAAGGTAGCACTATCGTAGTCTGCGTTAAAGTCAAATGTAGGATAGTATGGAAATGTAATGGTTGACATTGTCCAAGTAGAATGTGAACCACCTCTTACAATTTTTCTAGGAGCATGTGAATGATGACAAACAATTAAAGTGTCTGCTGACTGAGTAACACCAATTTCACTAATCTGTGTTGCGTTGTATGGTGTTGTTATGTAGTCATTACCTGTACCATTTAAGCCAGTTTGTTTAACACCATCTTTGTAAACATACATTTTTGCATTAGCAAAGACCAATAGGTATGTCTGTGTGATATTAAACTCAAATTTAACAAATCGAACAGCAGTGTCGGTGAGGGTATCAATGTATTTCATCCCTCCTCTTCTTTTAACTCCACCTTGGCCCAAACAAATGACGTTCTCTAAAGTCTCAGCACCTTTGTAATAGCCATCATAGTCATGACGTGCTGCTAACCTAGGGTCTAGCTCTCCTGATGTAAACTGTGTTTGAGAGATGTTGACTCTTGCCATTTACCCTCTAGCGTTTATGAGTGGTGAGTTGCCAGCTGGTGCTGAAGAAGGAGACATTTGCGAATCTATGGTCTTACATTTAGCAAGTTGCTTTTCTGCCAAAGACGCATAATACTCCCCTTTTGTTGCACTCTCTGTGATTGGAATAGCAAACACAGAAGCTAATCTGTATTCAAGCAACTCAGCAAAGTATGCTGGTAGTAATGACTCATCAGGCTTGTACGTGTAATCAAGCACAACTGATGTATTGTCTGAATATAACTTACTACCATAAATTTGGTATTTCTCGTTTGCATCATCAATGTGTTGAGCGACTAAAAAGTCAGCTGGCAATTGATATGCGTATGACCATTCGTTAACAGGTGTAGCTGTCAGTCTGGACAATGTAGCTTTACTTGAAGCAAATCTCCAAGGATGAAGTGTTAGTAAGGATTCATAAGTAGGCTCATATAAATTTGCAGCTACTAGAGCTGCTGTAGAATCATCTGTAAATGATGATATTGTTTCTTCACCAATCAGTAGCAACGCATTGGATGCTAGGTCAATGGATGTGTAATTTTTTACTGAAGACATAAACTAAAAGGTGATTTAGGAGGTTGAGGTGGATGTCTCTCTTCTTCTTTACTCATAAAGTAAGAAAAGCCCCCGAAGGGGCTTAACCTATTTAGTCAGAGTCAGTTGCTGTTACAACTAAAGCGTCATTAACGTCAACGACAGTGCCACTATTAGCAGATACTAGGTAAAACCCAGCTGCCAATGTACCACCTGTTGAAGTGTTCGCCATAATCATATCGCCAACTTGAACTTGTCCAGCTACATCATTGAAGTAACCAGAAGAGTCCACTGTTGCTGTCGCATCAGCTGTTGAATATCCCCACATTGTAGGAATAGCACTGTTTGCTGAAGTAGTCATGCGTGACCATTTACTTTTATCAAAAGCCATTTATATACTCCTTATTCAGTGATTTCGACTTTAACAATACCAGCAGTGTCAATAGTGACAGCACCAGCTTTGTATTTGCCTAAAGAAAGCCATGATGTCTTCTCAGGAATGTAGTTAACTTCCGTTGAAATATCAAGACCGATTGCACAGCCAATAGCTGATTTGTGGAAAGCGAAGCAGTCACGAGTAGTGCTTGCTTTAGCTAGGCCACCTTCAGCACGTGTTTCCATCATAATAATGTTGAAACCCATGAAGCTGTTAATCTCACCAGACACTAACGCTCTAACAGTGTTGTAATCTGCTGATGTAATTGTAGAATCACCTAGTAAGTCTTCGATACCTTCAGCTGAAGTCAAAAGAATACGGTCACTTGATGGTACTCCGTTATCATTCAATGTTCTTGCAGCTGTTGTTAGTTTTGCTAATGTTAGTCCAGCAGAACCATGAGCAATTGTTGAACCAGCTGATAAAGCGTCAATGATTAATTGGTCAGCTCTACGACCCATTGCACCAGCAATAGTCTCTGCAAGTTCTCTACGCTCATCGAAGTTTACTTCTTGAGCATCAAACACGTCAGTATATTCACCAGCTACCCAGTTTTCTAGGGTTGCTGCTACTTTAGCGTGTGAGATGTCCATTGGTGTTACGTCTGTTTGACTAGCTTTTTGATTAGCCAAACCTTTACCCATAGTACGGAAGTTGTATGTATCACCAACTACACCAGTTCTTAAACGAACTGCACCACGGAGTTTTCCAGCGGTCTGGAAAGCGTGCTTTACTTCAGAATCAAAAATCGCTGAAGCTGCACTAGAAAGATTGATAGACATTCTGTCTTCTCCTAAATTAAATTAAATTGTTCTTTTTCAATTCAGGTTTCCGTATTCTGGGCTGAATCTAGCATGTTTACAAGTTGCTATCTTTTAGAATACGGGTCTTTAAGACAAGAGTGTCCGTTAGGGATATTTTAACATATATACAAATTAAAATTGTATTATTTATTTGTATTTTTTATTTTAACTCCAGCAACTGAAATATGTGCTAACCCCCATGACTTCATTAACTCTAAAGTCACAAGGGTTGCATGATGGTGCATAAAACTGTTTGTGTTATTACATTCTTTAAGAACGTGATGAACAGCGTCTATTACCTCATCTATTTCATACTTCACTGTCTTATCTGGTTTTGTGGTTGTGTTCCATAGAAGTCTGCAAACTTCTTCTCAACATCTTTTCTAAACGCTGGTGACTCATAGTATCTTGGGTCTTTAACTAATTCATCTAATGCTTCTTTAGTAGTGTTGTCTACTGATTTAACATTATCAGGAGCTGACACATCGGTCTCTCTTAACATGCCACGCATCTTTTCAAGAATGCCAAAGCCTTCAGCTGTAGTGGCTAAACCTTCTAATGTTTGATACTCAGACTCATCGAAGTTAGCCTTGGCCCAAGATGTGAAGTCATTAATACGTTGAGGAGCATCTTTACCCATACGCTTAATTTCATCTTCAATTGCTGGCTGTGCTTCCATCAAACCATTGACATAGATTTCCATTAGCTTGCTATGAGCTTCCTGTGATAGTCCAGCTTCAGTAGCCCACTCATTAAAACTAACAAGCATTGGGTCTTCAGCATCTATCTCAGCGTCAATGCCTTCAGGCAGCTCTACTTTATATCCATCTTCAGGTGTGCCAGTAAATGCACCTAGCTTAGATTCTAGTCCAGCATAAGCTTTAGCTTGGTCAGCAACAGTTTTGTATTTACTAGACTTAAACCATTCAGGAACATCTCCCTCTCCTTTAACATCTTCTGACATCATCCAACCTTCACTAACAGCTTCAGTTGTTTCTGTCGTAGCTTCTGTTGTAGCTTCTGTTGTAGCTTCAGCTTCAGGTGCTACTTCCTGTTCACTTAGTATTGTCTCTTCACTCATCATTGTCTCCTTGTGGTAAGTAATCGCCATTAGTTCTACGTTTAATGGCATTTTGTATAGTGCGAATCACACTGTTTTGCCCCTCTCTGTAATATCCTTGTTCAGCTGGCTGAGTAGGAACACAGACAGGAGCTTTGATATAACGCTCCTCCCAATGGCTTAAAACTTTTTTACCATCAGGAGTTTTAAATAACCG